CTAGATCATTCTGAATTTAGAGAAGACACCGGAAATAGATTAGGGGATAGGGGGGTCGCAAATTCCCGTCCTATGGACATTGCTTTTGTGGGAGATTGCGGAGTCAGGAATAGTGTCCAGCTTAAAACAGCGGCACTCTCGGAAGAGTGGAATCCTGACTTATTTTTGATGGTCGGTGATTTGACTTATTCGCTTGTTCCGTCAGATATTGAAAAAGCCACTAGAGCATTTCAGCCGTGGATTGGAACACATAAAGCGTTAGCTGTTCCCGGCAATCACGATCTTGACGTAGCCAATGGAAAGTATCACTGGAAAAAGTATTACTACCTTCCTAGGTATTGGGCTAAACATTATCCTACGCATAATCTTCTGATCATCGGCATGAACGATGGTTATAAAACCAACGGTATAATGATTGAGCCCGATGGTGTCGAAGAAGATAGTGTTCAAGCATCGTGGATTAAGGCTCAAATTGATAAATATAAAGCAGGGCATGTTATTGTCTTAGTTCATCATCCTTATGCAACTGGCGTAACATCTGGAACCGCAGAAACCCGAGCGTCGTTAGCTTGGCTTAAATACCTGCCCATCTCTGCCACTATTGCTGGACACACTCACACGGGGGAGCACTATCGTTATTTAGTCGAACCTAACGTATGGGGGCAGGATTTAATAAACGTGTCTGCTTCTGCCCACTCTGTAAGGCCCATGTCCTCAAGTGGAACTACCTACGGAGCATACTCTGATTTAGTTAAACAATGGCACTATGCAGACAGAGGAAAAACAGGCCCCCCTATTCTTGGAAGAATGCTTGTGTATCCTGATCGTATAGATTACCGTGTCTATAACGTAAACACTAAAGAGTTGATGCACTCTTTTACACGCTCTTCGTTACATGCCAACGCAACCTAAAATTTTTGATAACATCGACTTGTCTGGAGTCCCATTGCCGACTGTCATAGACGAGCCGGACTTTGAGGCATTATTTTCTGCACGAGTTGAAAAGTTCAGGGAGCTTGATCCTAACTATGACTTATTACTAGAGAGCGATCCTGCGGCCAAAGTCATGCAGGTATCAGCATACATGGATATGCTGTTGCGTTTTCGTGTAAACAATGCAGCTAGACAAACACTATTAGGTTTTTCTACTGGCGATAGTCTTGAAAGAGTTCATGGGGATGCTTTAGGAGTAGAACGATTAACCGTAACTCCTGCAAACAACGAAGTTATACCGCCAATACCTGCTGTGATGGAAAGTGATGAGCGGTATGCTTATCGGATTCAATTACGACATGGAGCAAGTTCTACGGCTGGTGGCATCACGCATTATAAGTATCACGCTATGACGGCTGATGCTAATGTTAGAGACGTGGCGGTTTACTCGCCGAATCACTACCCATACTACAACACTGGGGGTCTAGTGATGATCGCAGTATTAGGAGACACGGGAAATCTAATACCAAATCAGACAGTATTAGACAACGTTAGAAATAAAGTGACGGCACCAGAAGTAAAAGTGCTGACTGATATTGTTCAGGTTGAGGCCGCTATCATGCGTTCTGTCAACGTAGCTGCCGAAGTGTATCTTTTGCCAAGAACCCCCCTATCTGTATTTTCAGAGTTAGACAAGAAGTTACGAGATGCCGTCGCAGAAAAACAAGCACTTGGATGGGACTTAACTAGAAGCTGGATAATTAGTCAGTTACAAAGTCAAGGGGTGCATTCTGTTGAATTAGTATCGCCTACAAACAGTCATAAAATAGCACCTAATGAGTTTCCGTCACTGGGAGACGTTACACTAGTGTTTAAAGGCTTTTCTGATTTTGAGGCTGATGTGGTGTCTGATATGGAAAAGCGTAGATTGTCTAGGCTCATGTATGATACATACATTGAATACGCTACGGGCAATCGTAGGACACATCAGCAAATTGCAGAAGATTTGACGTATCGTGAAAAGATAGGTGTTATTCAGCCAACTGTTATAGGTCTGGCTAAGCATCTGCAATTAGACGTTATGTATCAAATTGAAAACATTGATAATAAGCTAGAAGTTGATTTAGCCTACGCTATATGGTTCTATCTAGCTTCAAACAACGGTTATTTGCCAGTAGGCACCCCTAATATCTTAAACTTCAACTAACTGTATGCTGGCAAGTGATGGCTCCGCAGAATTGCTACCGCGTTCTTCCACAAAATTGGAAGCTGATTTGCTGCGTATTGAATCATTTGACGAGCTAGGGGGCTCTATTGATAGAATATCAACTGCGAAGTATCCCGATAGACCGAATGATTGGCTTATATGGCTACTAGTTGAAATGAACTTGGTTCAATTCATGGAGTTTGTCCCGGATATGCGGACATTGCTTCTTGAAGGTGACAAGATGAATCAATGGATAGGCACAGAGGCCGCAGTCAAACAAGCCGCTGGATGGCTAGACTATTCTCTTGATGTAGAACAATACAAAAAACCAACTCTTCATTTTCCAGAATGGAGCGTAAAACTAAAAGGAGCCACCCCCCTATTTAGGCAAATGGATGATCTATGCCGTATGGCTAGATTAATGAAATTAGTTCAGCCAGCTAGATCACGATTTAAGCGAGTATATAATTCTGATTATGATCGCCGCAAAATGATTTGGAGTAATACTAGATGGGGAAAGCTATATAGTGGCGTATCTGGTGTGCATACAACGGAAATAAATACATGTTCCGAATCTCACGGTATGCAAGTATCGTTAGGGAGAGTTCATTTCATAGACCCTGAATCTCTATTTGGTCAAGATAATGACATTGACTATGATGTTAAACATTATCATCCACATACTGAAAGCTGGAGGCCGAAGGCATGGCCTAACCTAGATAATGATTATTATCGGTCGTTCTATCCAAATTACATGGATTCTGATTATAGTAGATCACCTATAAACGTATAAGTTGTGCAACATGTAGCACAAATATATTAATCAGTTTCATTGCCTAATTGACTTATTCATTTTTACACCGTAACTTTTTGCAAGTATGCCGTCTATTTTAACGAAAGCCTTTCGCATAGATGCTGCCACATGGATTAAGAATCAGGATATATTCTTAGCGTGGGGCACGGGTCTAGCATCTTGGGGAACCACGCCTCCCGTTGGTTCTGTGGATGATCTTGCCCTAGTTACAGAAGTAGGCAGAAGAAAAGTAACTCAAAAACAATTCGTTAATCCTGACCCTACTAACGGAACAATAATATTAAGAAATGGGACTAAGTGGACTGTTACGACTACACCCACACATCACATTCTTTACACTGTTACTTTTGAGCCTTCCGAAGCACCTACTGCGGTAATTAGAGAGTGGGGCCTATTCAAAGGAACCACTACACAAGCGGGACTTCCGGCAGGACAAACATACTTCACACCAGCACAAGTAACTAATATAGGCCGTCCTATTATTCTTGTTCGTGAGGTATTCACTCGCCAGCCACTCATTAGAGAACTTTTTCAATTTGTTCAAACCGTCTAATTAGAAATATATGCCTACGGCACACAATCCAGCAAATCTTACCGCGTTAGGCGATTACTTTGTCCGCACTCCGGTAACTAAGAAATACACCAAATTGCTTTTCCGTTCTGAGCGTGGGGCTCAGAGTGCGGAGATGAATGATTTGCAAGCACTGGTTGACGCACGACTTACTGCGTTAGGAAATAGTCTATACAATGATGGAAAAATCATCGCTGGAGCACAGCCATCGTTAATTTCAGGAAGTCAACAAATCAAGCTAGAGTCTGGCACAATCTATCTTAAAGGTGGGGTGTATGGTGTTATGGGTTCTACACTAACTATCCCGTGGAATGCAAAGGTGTTCGTAGGGATTCAGTATAGGGAGTTGATTGTTACAGAACTTGATGATCTCGAACTCCGTGATCCCGCCCCCTATTCTGAAAATGCCGGAGAGCCCGGAGCCGCACGGATTCAAGTTGAGTATGTGTGGGGGTGGCAGGCTGATAATAATACTAACGATGGCAAAGCATCTCCTCCTTGGGAGTTCTTTCCTATCTATACCGT